GGCCATATTTATTTTTTAATTTATTATAGTAATAACAAATAATAAATTTATATTGTTTTATAAAAAAATATAAATTTATTATAGTATATTGTATTTATTTTTTAGTTTTTTCTTTTTTTTTTAATTTTTCTTCCTTAATTCTTTGTTTTTCTAATTCTTTTTCTAATAATTTTGCCTTCTTTCTTTCTTCTGCTAATTTAATTTTTTCATCTATAGTTAACTCTTTTTTTTCTTTTTCTTTTTCTAATTTAACACTTTCTTGTTTCATTTTAAAACCCATTTCATCTTTAGAAATAGAATCAACTTGTTCATCTAATATTTTTTTATCAATATCCATTGTTTCCATTTTAGTTTTTTCATCTTCTTCACTATTTTTAATTAATGATGGTATATTAGAAATATTTCTAACTTTTTTAAATACAAAACAATTATTTAAAAATGATATTTGTTTTTCTTCACTGCTCATATTTAAACTATTTCCAATAAGATTTTTTAATTGTTTATCTTTTTCTAAATCACCTACCATCTGATTATACATTAATTCAAAATTAGTTATACTTGATGGCATATTAATATTTCTAATTTCACTATCATTTAAAGCAACAAAACCATAATTTTCTAAAACACGAACTAAATAATCAAAATTTACTAAATATTCTCTTATTGTTTTATTAATGGATTCTTGATAAATATCAATAGCGTAACCTAAACTAGATTCATCATCATCAAAACTTTTATAATCATATTTTTTAGTAATTTGCCATATTTTTTTGTTATTTTTAAATAAACTAATACTTTCATTGTTTTCAATAGATTCTAACATTTTAAATATTTTTTTTCCATCAAAACAACATCCAATAAAATAACCATTTATTGCAGTATTTTGTGCTATATTTTTTAAAAATTCATTTAATATTTCTTCTTTTTCAAACATATAATGTAATGCAAACATTATAGAACTAATATTAAATCCATTATGAGCAATTCCATAATTTTTATAAACTCCTTTACCTAATGTAGATTCATTTTTTGTACCAATTCCTAATATTGCATTCATTATATTTTTATTTTTAGTATTTGAAAATGCATCACCTGATTTTATATTTGCACCACTATTTCCATTTAAAAATAATGCATCAGGTAATGATGTATATTTTTTTTTATAATTTAAATATCTAGCACATGCTCCATCTAATCTATTTTCAATATTATCTTTAGATAAATCAATACCTAGTATAAAATTTAATTGTATTTTTATCCATTTTGGTAAATCACCTCCTTTACCACACGCATAATCTATTAAAATATTACCTGATGCACTTGTATTTTTAAATAATTCATTTTTTATGTATAAATTATGAAAATCTCTAAGACTACGTGTCTCAGTTTTAGAATTTATTTTATTATAATAAACATCATCATCATTATTATCAATTAATATATTATTTCCTGTTTTAATAACTTCTTCACTTATTGGATAATGAATAGAATGCCAAGTACCATTTGCAACATGATATGCATTACCAAAATTCTTGACACCAGATTTTAATTCAGATGTTTTGTCATAACGTACTTTCAAAGGAATCCATCTAAATAATCCATTTTTTGTATTATCATATTTAAATTCTACTATACTATTGTCTTCAATTTCTTCATTTTCTAAAGTATAAATTTTAAAACTACCAGATTTATCATATATACCATGTATATTACATAAACCAGCATTTTCATCACTTGGATTTGTGGGATAAAATTGCATTGGTTTATAATTATTTTTATAATCTTCAGAATTATTAATTTTAGTATCTTCAATAATCATATTAAATGGATTAATATATCCATGCATTTTTTCATCAAAACCTACTTGTAAAATTAATGTAATATATTGATTAAAATTACTATTTGTTAAATCTAAACCATCATTATAATTATTATGTATAACAACTTTATTATATTGATCTTTTTTAAATTTTACAAGAAAATCAATAGTATTATATTCAGGTGGTTTCCATTTAAAACATTCTTTCCAAGTTATTTTAAAATCAGGAGCATTTATTCCAATGGTGTTTGAACCAACACCAGTATTTGTAGGTGTAAATATTAGTCCATCTGTATTGTATTCATATAATCCATCTTTAATATTATTTAAAATACTTTCATTTGCTTTAAAAATATTATTGCTATAAAATTTTTTTAATACAATTTTTAAACAATTTTTAGAATTTGAAACAACACATTTAGAATTCATTTTTGAAATAACAGAATTTAAAATATCTAATCTAGAATTTATTTTTTCACTTGTTTTTTTTGATGTTTTTTCTTTTTTAGTTTCTATATCAGTATTAATTAATGGTAAACTTGTTACATTCTTATTATTTATAAAATAAATATCAAAACAAGCAAATAAATTAATAAATTTGTCATATTTATCATTTGTAATATGTTCTCCATCAATTATTGTATTAAATAATTCTTTATTTTCTGTAAATAAACCTGTAAATTGAATATTCATATTCATTAAAATAAAATACATTTTTCCATTATTACTAATAAATAATAATTTACGTAAACCATCTGCTTTATCTGTTACACAATAATTATTTCTAATATTTGGAATAGTTTTATTAGTTTCATCAATATCTTTGCTATTTAATAAATTAATATTTTGTAATGTTATAGAAGAAGGACCTATAAAATCTTTAACATTAATTTTACTATATAATTCATTTTTTACATATTTTTCATTTTTAATAATTTTTAAATAATTATTTAAAATATTATTTTGTTGTATTAAATTAATTGGATAATTAGACTCTTGTAATCCAACTAAAATAATTTTAATAGTGTTTTTAAGAATTTGATGTAAATAATATCCTGTATCAAATTTAGTTTTAATTCCTATATCAGAATTAATACATTCAATTTCTATTTCATAATTTTCAAAAGAATTAAAAACATTTGAATCACTTATATTAAATTGTGGAATTAGTTTTCCATTATTAATTTGAGACATCTTAACTACACTACAATGAATATTTAATGGTAATTCAGGATGTTTAAATTCAAATCTTTTAATAAATCGAAATATTTTTTTAGTTGAATCCCATTTTTTAATAATTTTTTGAATTTTATCATCATATATATTAAAATTTTCTTCAAGTTGATATGATATTCTCATATTAAATTCATCGTAATCAAGGGGATAAAAAACTTTACCTTCTTGTGCAAAATGTTTTTTTTCTACAAATTTAATATTTTGTAAATCTTCTATTCCATTAATATTATTATTTTTACAATAATATTGTATATTTGGTAAACCAAATATTTCTGTTCTAATATTAGAATCTTCACTTTCCAAAATAACTTTTAAACTATAAGTTTCATTTTTTAATTTAAATTTATTAAATAATAGACTTTTAATTACATTATTGAAATCTATTTTTGTTAAATATTTAATTTTTTTAGTACCAAATCTTATTTCTAGTTCAGGAATAATATTTTCAGATAATTTATCTTTACTATCGATATATAATTTTATAAAACGTTTAAAAAGAATAGTATTTTCTGTATCATCTTCTTTTTCAAACATAGAAGCATATTTTTTTTCACTAATAATATTTTTTATAGTTTTTGACATATTATATATAATTAGTTATTATTTAATTAATAAATTAAATAATAATAAATTTCAATTTTAAAAATTTTATTTTAATTTATTTAAAATATCAAAATATAAATCTTTTTTTGTTTTCTTTTTATTTACATCATTATATAAATTTATTTTTAATTTATGTGTTATACTTATTAAATCATCTAATTTATAATAAGTTATACTTTTTAATGGTTTTTCCAAGTTTTCTAAATAATAATAATTGTTTATAATATTTTTATAATCATTTTCAGATAGATTTATTTTATTAATATTATTATTTTTTACATTTATTAATGAATTATTATATTTTAATTCAATAAAATTAAATAATTCATAACTATTAAGCATATTATTTTCTATTAACTCATTATTATTCAAAAAATAACTATAACTATTATTAGGAGTTACTATAAAAATACTTATATCTTTTAAGCAACATAATCCACAAAAAGTATTAAAACTAATTTTTTTAGCATTTAGTAGTTCATCTTCTAAAATATTTAATTTATATTTTTTCTTTAGTTTTAATTTATTTTTTCTTAATTCTTCTAACAATAAAATTTTAGTTTCTTTTTCTACTTTTAATATATGTTCATCTATATAATTTTCTTTATAAAGTAAATTATAAAAACACCAAAAAAAAGTATCTTCTTTATATTTATTATTATTGTCATTATATTTTTTTTTATTCTTATTATAATCTATATAAATTAAATTATTACTTACTTTTATTTTATTATTTTTTTCATTATTAATATTGTTATTATTATCAATATTATAAATATTATTAATATTAATAATGTTATCAATATTGTTTAACATATATTTTTTCAAGTAATTAAAATTATATTCCTCTATTTTAAACATTATAGTATACAATTAATACAATAAATATTTCTTTATTATTTTTTTAAAAAAATATTTTTTCCAATTCTAATTTTTTATCTTCATCTTTATTTATATATTTTTCTTGATTATTTATAAATTCTAAATATTTCCAAAGTAAATCAATAATATGTTGTGATAAATTATTTAAATTTACAAAGATCCCATTATCATTTTGTGTTAGCTTTATATTATGTTTATATAATATTTTTCCTATTTGTAAATGATGATCCAAGTCAAGTTTTTCAATATGTTTTTGTAATTTTTCTAAATTTTTATAATTAATATTTTCATGATTATTATTTACACTTTCATTAATAATATTATTAACTTCCATTAATAATAATATTAAAATATATTTTTAAATATTTTTATTAACTTTTCTTTTTTGTTGTAGAATATTTAGTTTTAGAAATTTTATTTATTTGACTTTTTTTATAATCTTCTTCAACTAATTCAGCAATAACCGAAATAAATGTATCATTTAATTCAAATCTATGGCCTATTACACGCACATATATAATATCTTCTACATTAATATTTGTAAATTTTGTATTATTATAATTATGATCACGCGCAACAAAAATTAAATAAGGATTAATATCATCATCACCATAATCATCATCATCATAATTTATTTTACATTTTAAACCTACTTTAGTACTTGAAACAACTTTACATTTTAAAATCATAGATTCAAAAGGACAAGAAATTAAACATTCAATTACTAAATCAAAAATTATAGAATCTGAAAATAATTCACCACATGAATAAGTTAATAATTTAACCGAATTTGTTTTTACATATCCATGATTTATACATTTTCCTTCTATTTTTTTTTTTATTTTTTCTATTATAGTATTTTCTAAATCATTATTTAGATTTGAAA